CGACTGGATATATTCGACTGCGGTATAGCCCTCTGGCAGATTTCCGCCCTGCTGTGCCTTTTGCATCATCATTGCCCTGCGGCGCGTCATGTGCCGTCACCGACCTTTTGAGCGATAACAACGCCGTCTTTGATTGACATTTCCCATGTTTCGCCACTTGCGAAATTCGGCGCGTTGCCAATGTATTTAGTACCCGTCGGCAAGGTGACAGTGATTGACCCGCTCGCAGCGAAGGTCAATTTGAGCCAACACTCAAAATTGCCCATCGGATATGTCAGAGTTAAGGTCGCGACATTCTCAAGGCGATATTCCGTGTTGTCGGCAAGGGTGATTTCTGTTCCTGCTGTTACCTGCGCCGACACTGCTTGCGGCGTATAGCCGAGGGCGGCGACGACATTGTTTTTTGTCACTGTCGCATCAGAGCCCGGAGCGCCAGGGGCACCCGGCGTACCGGGTTCGCCCTTATCACCTTTCTCGCCTTTTAAGCCAACGTCCGAGCCATTGTAGCGAAGTTTGCCGTCAACCGCTGATATCAGATCAAGCACAGATTTGTTGTCGTGCTCGTGCGCCTTAAACATCGCCGGAAAGACAAAGCCATCTAAGATACGCTGCAAATCCATACTTACTGTTTCTCCACTGCCTGATTGCAGATTGCAGCTAATATACTTTGCAAACATACCCGCAAGCGCATAATACATTGCGACATCAAGTCCGCTTTTAACTGTGTCAGACTCAAGCTCAATATCCGGGAAAGTGGTTTGAACATCTTCTGACAGCGTGTAGCTGATGTCCTCTGCCGTTGAACCTCCGCCACCTATAACCTTGCCATCGTACAGCAGCGTGCCGGTATCATCGGCGGTCAACAGGTCAATGACCGACTTGTTATCATGGCCGTGCCGTGCGGCGGTGTTAAGAGCTATCTCGGCGGCGAGGCTGTGCGAGAGCCGCTCTGTGCCGTCCGGGATTGACACCTTTGCAGAGCCTGTTATCATAGGCGCATAGCCGACTATCTCGCCGTCCGCAAAGGCGACAAGCTGCGCTGCCATGTTGCCCGGTTCGGGCACAACATCGCTTGTAATTTTAACCGCCACATAGCCGTCCACAGGAGTCAACAGCCCGGTTTGCAGATACTCGCCGACCGTCGACTCAAAATATACGCGATAGCTGTCGGCATTTTCGAGCTCGGCGGGAACGGGCAGCAACAACTCCGTGAAGTTGTTCTCCGCTCGATATCCAACGTCATACCCGCGAGGGCGGGCATAGTCAACCGTTATCGTTCTCGTCTGCATTCTTTTCCGCCTCCCCGTTCTCGCCCTCTGTGGGCGTTTTTTCGAGCTCTGAGAGCATATCGGACAACAGTTCGATTTTGCCAAGCTGTTTGATAAGCTCCGCCCTGACATATTCAAGACGGCTTGTCAGCTGTTTTGTTTCCTGTTCAAGCTGTCTTGCGGTCTCTTGAGTTGTGCCGAGTCTTTTTTCAAGTTCGGTTTTTGTCATATCGGTTTACCTCCTTACGATGATGCTTTCACAAGCTGCTTTGCATCGTTATCTCCAAACTGTGCCCAAATACCCGTCGAATCAACAAATATTTTTGCGCTGTATGTCATGCCTGCAATTTTCAGCGTTGCACCGTCCCAATTAGTACCGGACGGGTACACATCAAGGCGAGCAACTATTTTGTCATTGGAGTTTCTTACCTCAATTGCACCGGACGGCGTCGAGGTTGCGGGAATCCCAATTCCAAAGTCTGCGCGGCATACATCGCTCGCGCCACTGCCGGATGAGATATCTCGATAATGTTTCAACCCTGCAAAGACTCTGCTTTGAAGATGGTTGGAAATAAAGGCTCCGCTCGACGACGTTTCATCTTTTGTCACCACGAGATATTTTCTTGACGAACCTAATTTGTCTTCAACACCACGCACTCGGAAACCTTTATCCTCGCTGCATACCACGTCTGTATAGGCATCACCGCTGTCTATACGAACACCTTTTGTACTATCGATGCGTATGTCATAAGTCAAGCCTGAAAAAGGAAACTTAGTGCTGTCGGCAAATCCTATGAATCCGCTTTGAGTGTCTCCGGATAAACGCATCAACCCAACGACATTTTGCGTCTGTGTTGCCGGTTCAAACAAACTTCCTACAGGTGCGGATGTCATTTTTCCAGCACTGGGCGCTGCTTTGGTAACAGCATTTATAACTTTAAGATCATATGCTGACCCTTTAACACAAAAAACGCCTGTGAGGTCTGCGTCGGACGCAATAATCTTTCCCGTGTCCAAGTTAAAGGAAAACTTCCCGGTCGGCGACGAAAGGATATCCGTCGTGATATAGCTCGCGGAAATCTTGTTTGCGGCAATGCTTCGGATAACCGCGTCACCGTCTTTTGA